CATACCAGTTGTACAACTGGCCGTATTGGGCAGAGCGGGCTTCGTCGTGGTCGTAGGAACAGCGCATGCCCATTTCCTGGGTCGTCCATGACTCGTCCGTTCGTGAATAGGGAATCTCATCTCCGTTGGCATACACCGTCGTCTTCAGGTTCTCGGCGAACCACTCCTGATCGCCAATTTTGACGGTCTTGTAGGTGTAACCATCAATGGTTGGGGGGGCTTCTCCGCAACCACACAACACCAAAACAAACAGGGCAAGGAAGATTGAAAATCGCATGGCGCAATGTACTCACGCAAGATACTCGGTGACGATGGCGACGGCCTCGTCGTATCCCCTGGCGATGGTTGCCATGAACCCACGTTCCTCCAACTCCTCCCTCCATCGTTTTTGATCGGGCGAAACACGCCCTCCCTTGGGTCGTTTCAACTCAATCGACAACCCGTGGTGGCCTCTCCTGGGTTCGTACACAAACACATCGGGGAACCCTTTTTTGTACCCTGTTTCCTTGAGGCGTTTGGCCTCTCTCATGGAGGTCCTGGCCCCACCCGCTGACGCGCACCACAAAACATCGGGGAACGTCGTGTCGATGTACTCCGTGAGGCGGCGTTGGATGTCGTACTCCGACCCCTCACCGTGACGATTTGATCGGGCGGGTTTACGCCTCAACGCGACGGGTAAATGTTGGCCCCCATTTCTCGACCACGTCAAACGACGGACACGCCTTTCGCGCGAACTCGTTGTGGCCGTGAATGGCGAGGTCACCGTACACGGTCCTCAACGTGTCGATCAGTTCGAAAAACGCGGCCTCCTGAATGGGCGTCATGGTGTCACACGGTTCCCCGTTTTCGAGGCCGCCAACATACACGACCCCGATGGAATCGTTGTGACCGTATGTGTGCGCCCCTTTCCTCCAAACGGGACGTCCACGTTCGACGGTTCCACGACCATCGTTGAGGATGACGAAATGGTATCCGATGTCTGACCAATTCCGTGGCGGTGATGTGTGCCAACGTCGAATCGTCTCGGTGGTGACGTGTTGCACCTTTTCGGTGGCTGAACAATGGACGACGATTTTGGTGGGCCTCATGCGACGAGTTGTTTGAGCCACAACCCGACGGCCAGGAAAAACGCCCCGACCCCTGACCACCATTTTTTTTTCAGGCCCTCGATGTCCTGGTGGTGTTCTCGGATGGTGTCGGAGTGGTGGTCCAACTTGGCCTCGACACGGGCCAGGGTTGTGATGATTTGGTCCAACTTGTCCATCGCCGAAACCTCGACCCCACGCGATGGAATCAGGTTGACACGGTCAAATTCCTCGCCTGATGAGTTCGTTGACCAGGTCGACCAACTCGTTGACCTTGTCCACCACGTCCGCCAGGGATGCCGTGGATCGGTCGAGGGGTTGGACATCGTCGGTCAGTTCGGGGACGAAATACTCGTCGGGCGTGTTCGGTGTCATTCGGTGACCATTAGGGTGTAGGTGAATCCAACGTATGAGGTGGCGTTGGTTTGGCTTTGTCGGTTGAAACCGACGAACAACATGTCGCCCGCGGTCAGGGACACGCCACTCGTGACGTTGATGTCGACGTTGTGGTGTACCCTCAACGAGGTCAACGAACACCTCGCGGTGGCTGACCCGATGGAGGTGAGGGCGATGTTCGACGTGTTGGTGTTGGGGCGTCGACCGCTGAACACCTCGACAACCACATCCTCCTGGCGTGAGTACGCGATGACGGACCCGACCAATTTGACCTCGCTGACATCCGTGGGGAGGACGATTCCCATGTGGGCGTAATCGTCCAACATGTTGGAGGTGGATGAAATGCCCGTCGAAAACGCGGTGTCGGTGGCCCAACCGTATGTCGAGGACCCGAAGTAGTAACGCCCGCCGTAATACAGCGCGGCGCGGGCTGAATGTGAGGCCAGGAGGTATTGGGCGGTCGATGATCCCCCGCCGCCACCGCTGACGGTGGTGAATGAATACCCGCCATTCCCGTCCGTTGTCAGGACCTGACCCGATGATCCGTCGGTCACCGCCGTCAGGTTTCCCGCCGAATTCACCTGGACCATCTGATTCCGAACAGGTGTCCCCAATGTTTTGAGACGGTTGGCCGACGACTCGACGTCGTCCAGGTCGACCGCCTGGGTGATCGTCATGAAATCGGTTTTCGCCTCGATGTTCAGGATGTCCGTTTCGTTTGTCGCGGATCGACTCAACGCGGTGGACGCGTTGGTCGCGGCGGTGTTGGCCGTCGATTGGGCGTTGTTCGCGAGGGTCGTGTTGTTCGCGATGTCGGTGGTGTGGGTCGACACCGTTGACGACAGGTTGTCCAGGTCAACCGAACCCGTGACGGTGATGAGGTTGGTTTTGGTTTGGATGTCGACGATCTCGGTGTCGAGGGCGTCGTATCGTTTGGTCACGGTGTTGAGTCCGTCGATGATGGGTCCCGACGTGGAACCCTTACCCTGTGGGACAGGACCAATCGGTCCACCTTGGCCGTTGGGGGTTGGGCCTTTCGGCCCCTTGTCAATGACCTGGTCCACCTCAAACGACAACCGTTGACGGTCGATCATTGCGGCCTCAACGGAATGGGTGGCGGTTCCCGCGTTGTACGTCATCGACATCGGGACCAGGTAATCGGCCACGTCACCCACGGTCGAACAGTTATGGGTCAACAGGTGGGTCATGTCGAACGGTCGCGTGGTGTTCGATGATCCCTCCTGTGGGACGATCTCACCGCGTTGGGTGACCAGGGGTTTCCCCCTCATGAACAACTGTTCACGACACACCGCGGTCAACAGGTCCACCCCATTGGCGTCATCATTTTGGTCGATCGTGTCGGTGATACTGTGGAACGCCTGGAACGAACCAACCAACTGTGGCGAGAAAACACCCGCGGCCAACGTGGAATGGTCCAGGGTGAACACCGATCCATCGGATTGAGGGTCGGGGCCATTCTTGGCGGATTGGATGACCGTGTCACCGAGGTCGAGATATTCGGTGTTCACGGCCTGTTCGACGAAATATGTGATGTCCCCGTCCTCGTTGTTGGCCCCTGTCCCAACGATCAGGTCGTCCACCCTGTCCTGTGGTGCGGTTTGTGAATAGGAGGCCAATGACGCGCCCGTGTGGTCGTAGTTGACCGCCGCGATTCCCGTGAAAATGTTTTCGAGTTCGGGGAATGTCTCGCGGACGTTGTGGTTGTGGGTCAGGACGATCCGATCCACGGTCAACGACAAACCGTCGTAGGACGTCAGGTTGTTCGGGAGGGGCGCGGTGGTGACGTCGAACGGGTGTTCAATCTGATCCTGTTGGGTCGTGTTGACCAGGTATTCGAATTCATCGTCGTCGGTCCCAAACAAATGGAGTCCCCCGACATACGTTTCACCATCTGAATGGTCGATGGTTGGCGCGGGTGGGTTCGAACTTTCCCACGGGACCACGATGTCGAAAAACCCCTCGGTCGTTTGCCATACGGGGTCATCGACGCCAACGGTGAACCCCGACAGGGTCGGGTTGGTCAAATCGCCATTGAACCCCGCGGGCATGTCGATCGTAATGGCGTCTCCCTGGTTGTATTCGCTGACGTAGTAATACGCCGTCCCTCCCTCGGTGTTGGCCTTGATTTTCAAACGGAGGATGATGTACGCCCCGATCCGATCGGAACCGTAATCGTTGAACGCCGCACCCGTGAGGGCCGAACCAAATTCCTTTCGGAGTTGGCCCGTGGAGTATGTCCCGCGAATGTTGAGGACCTCACCCTCGGAAATGGTGATGTCCTGGTTGAGGATCGTGTACGTCGGGGCGTTCCCTGACGGATAGTCGATGTAAATGTTCCGAGGGTTCCCAAACACCGATCGTTGGCCCGCGTTCAGGTATGTGAGGGCGCACCGTCTCACGGGGAGGAGGTACGAATTGGACCAACCCATTCCGAGGGCGTGGTTGGTCTCGATGTCCTTTTCAAAATTGACGTCCTCCGTGGTCGAGGTCAGGACATACGCCCCACTCGACAGGGTGGTCCGTATCGTTTCGCTTGACACCGACGACCTGGTCCATCGTTGGACCCTCAACTCATGCGACCAATTCAGCGCGTTGACGGGGAATGTCCAAAACGAGAAATCCGACAGGAACATCCGAACACCGAGGGCGTTGGTGATGTGTTCGAGAACATCGTGGCACGAATTGAAATCGAACGGGTAATGAGCGCGGCGGCCAAACTCGTCCTCCTTCGGTTCACGTTGTTCCGCGAATGCCTGGGCCTCGACCAATGTGGTCTCCAGGACGGAGGCGGGGAATGGGTCCTCGTCGGTGGTGGTCCAGGTTTTGCCCCCTGACACCTGATCCGTTGAAAATATGTCCACGACCTCCTTGAGTTGGTGGTCCGTGTTGATCCAAAAATCCGCGGTCGGAATCTTGTTCAGGCAAATGGCGATCAGTTCCGCGAATGTGGTTTTTCCGAGGTACTGTTCCCCGTCGTCGCTGAATTCGATATTTCGGAGGCGGTTGAGGCCACACGACGCACGGAGGCGAATGAGATTCGGGAGGTCCTGGAGTTCGTATTCGATGGCCTCATGGACCAGGGAACCGACCCACCACGGGACCCAATCGGATGAACCGTCGTTGATGTACACGGCCAACCCGAAACGGTCATCGTCGGCCCCTTTGATAGCCGAATGGATGTTTTCCATCGCGTTGGTCGTGAGGACCATTTCGACGGTGCATGTGGACGGAATGACCGATCCACCGAGGTGATCGGTGGGTCCATCCCATGACAGGAGAAAGCCGTCATCGGTGAGGTCCACATCATGGGGATGGTCGGTCGATGACAGGGAAAATTCGGTGTGGCCCGATGCGGTGTCGTTGTCGATGAACTCGACGCGCCATTGGCGTCCCTGGTCATCGTAGAACTCCGACGCAAAACGCGCCCTCCAATTCCCTGTGGTGGTGTGGCTTGATCTGTTTGGCATAAATTCAGTTCATGATTCTTTTACAACGGACATTTCGATATGACGACCATTTAGGTGGAGGTGGATTGGGAGAAATAATCGCTTTTTGGTTTGTTATTGGCATCATATTTGGACTGTGCCTGCTGGTTTCCTGGTCCAACGAAAAGTTGACAGGCGCAAAAAGAAAAAGGGAAAAACGGCAAAGCGAACAGTTGCCAAGACTCAAGGAAGACCACATAAGGTGGTATCGAATGCACCACCCAATTGATACAACATTTGACGAGATTTTATTTCCAAACAAAGAGGATTTGAAGCGAAAACGGCAAAGAGACGAAGCGCAACTGCATATAGACGCAGAGGCCAGCTGGGAGGAACACCAACTTTTTTACCCCGACTGAAACTTGCCGTTTTGATTGGTTCTGTGGTTCCGTCCTAGCATTATCGACCGCGGTTTCGGTTTGCGCGTTCATGGGACAACACGATGTCCGCCCCCGCGATTCGACCCGTGACGTTCATGTTCCCACCCATCATTGGGCTGACCATTCCGAGGAACGCGCCCATCCGTTCGAACGGGATGACGAACTCACGTCCTGACGGGTTGTCACCGATGACGGAGAGGGTTTCCCCGACCGTCATTCCCCCCGATTTCAGTTTCGGGATGGTGGCCAGGAGTGAGGTGATGGCCGCTTTGTTCGCGGCGGCCTTGGCGATACCCGCGGTTCCACCTGTTGCGACGTTGTCGGGCGTCGGACTAAATGCCAACGATATGGCCTGGGCGATGGCCGATTTGATCGCGGTGAGGGCGATGTTGGCCAACATCCTGGTCGCGGCCTGACCGAAATTGTCGACCTCACCCGTGGCGGATTGAAACGCGAGTCCAACCAGGTCGGCGGTGGCCTGTCCCGCGTCCTGGGCGTCGAACAGTTTCTCGTTGGCGTCCTTCTGTTTGGTGTTCGTTTCGGCGAGTAGGTCACGGAACTCCTGGGCCTTGGCGAGGAGTTCGGTGAATGCCTCGGTGTTGATGAAATCAGGATCGGCCAGGACCGAATCAACGAGGGCCTGTTCCAATTCGGCTAGGGCCTGACGCGCGATGTCCAGGTCGTCAACCAGGCCCAACCCCTGTTGGATGGTCAGTTCCTTGATGGCCTCGTCCAGGTCCTCCAGGGGGGTGTTGACGTGTTCGGTCTCCTCGGCGAACTGTTGCATCCGTTCCACCAATGAGGCCAGGACCTCGTCCGCGCCCGCGAAATCGGCCTCGACGAACTTGTTGATGG